GCTTTTCACTAACCATCTTATCTAGCATGGCCTTAATTGAACTCGATTGAGACGTGTCCACATAAGACTCTTCCTGTTGGTAGGTTGGCGTCCCTGAGCTTTTCATAGACTCCAACTGTCCCTTAAGGTAAGACTCACTTTGCCTTGCCTCTTCCATTGCTTGATAAGCTTGGTTGTAGTAGTTCTCAAGCTTGCTATTTTGCGTAGACATATCCTGCAAACGACTTTCCAATTCTGCGATTCTTTCTTCTGCTGTTTTACTCATTACCCTTCCCTGTTAGTTTGGCGCAGTACCCTCTACGCCTAGTTCACCTGTAAACCCTGAAGCTATTGCCGGGGTCATTGCTGGCCCCTTTTGATTACCGCCCATAAGGGCAGCAATGTCTGGTGGGCCCCCCTCAGAGCCTGGGGCTCCGGGTGGCATTTCCATTGGTGCTTGATTAGGAGCAATTGCAGACTGATGTTGCTGCAACAGCATTTCAAGCTTTTGTTGTTGTTCTGGAGAATAGTCTAAGAAAAACTTAGGGTCTCTCATTGCTTCTAACAAAACACCAATGTGTTTTTGATGATCCATCCAAGGTCTAAAGAAAGGCTCTTGCCCATCACTAATCCTAAGAATGTTAATGTTTGCGACTGCCTTATCTCCCGGCTCTTCAACGTCTGTAAGACGTGCGGCAACAGGAGCGCCAAGTAATAGCTCTACAATTGCATCTGTTCTAGGGCTGCTTTCTTGAAGCATACCATTGGCAGCGAGTTGCATAATTGCACTTCGAATTTGGTTCGGATATGAAACAGCAGCAGATCCAGGCACCATTCGCACTTCTAGTAGATTAAACGGAGTGCCATCAAACTCAAATACAGCGGCGTGTTGGTCAGATCCCATAAGCGCAAACCTAAACCCAATAGGCAAATGGTCTTGGCATAAGCGTACAAGGTGGGCCGCCTGATGAGATTGTGACGCCTCTATCTCCTGAACTGTAGGAGCCATCGCGATTTGATTTTCTTGCAGAAGCCTATCTAGATAAGCACCGCTATCTCCTCTTGATGGGGTTGATCCTCCAACGGGAGAAGACGTTAGGCTCAGCGACTCCAAATCAGCCATCGCATCTTGTCTCATTTGATACAAGTGCGGTGATATTTGAGGTGGAACCATAAAGGTAGGCTTCTCTTCACCGTAGGGAACATACTCGTAGATCTCACCAGCGCGACCCTGAAAATTGGTATCATTAGACCCGTGAGGCTTTAACATGGGGGGATCAGCAGTTCTTTCGGCTGCTCTGATCTCAATATGCTCAACTAGGTCCAATCTTCTTTGCGCTTGGCGCAAAACATCCACAACACAAAGACCCCAACCTCTGTCAGTAAACTGGCGGTCTCTATAAGTAGTGTGGGGGTAGTCATTGTATGGCAAACCATTGACTAGCCTGATAATCTGGTCTCCTGTGTACACACAACGAAAGCCAGATTTGTAATCTAAGCCATTAGCTTTAGAAACAATAGGAGCATGGTAAAAATCCCACACCTCAACCATTGCTTGAGAAGAAGAATTGTTAGAATCCCTTAAACCAAAGGTAGAATCTACTTCTCTAAACAAAAATGCGTCTTCAGGCTCGTAATCTCTGTTTAATTTGTCCATATCTACTTCAGGAAAGTAAATTTCCATTAGATCGTATGGTATTAGCTTTCTTTCTGCATAGTTCATGCACTGACTTATGGTCAAATGCCGCCAATGAGGGTCTGGAAAGAAATTAAACGGGTGAACCGACCGGATTTTAGGTAATCCGGTCTGGTATGTTATCGTTTTTAGCGTTTTCTCTTCCATAAAAGGCATATCAACGAGAGATGGTTCATTAAATTCGTTAATATCAGGGACATTAAGCGTTGAATACTCTGGAACGCCGTTGTCATAGGAGATTTCTTCTACAAATTCACCAGAATTTGGATCCCACTGAGTAGCCCAGATGCCATTTCCAAACACCATCATGTTCATCATGGCTGCGTGGTTGGCATAGATGCTCTCTTTCTTTTCCCAGAAGTGAAGTATCAGGCTGTTAGATACAAGAGCCTTCTTTCGGGCATCTCTATCGTTGGTTGCCGGGATACATTCCGGCATCATTCGCGGAGAAATTAACTTCGCATGGTATTTACGAAGTTTATCTTGAACTTGAGGGTTGCTTGTCTGCCCACCACCTAAAGTAATGGGTCTTTGAGTTCTTGGATCATACTCAATGTTAGTATAACCAGCAGCAAACGCTGCATTTTCGTACCACCTGTACTCAAGTGGCTTACGGGCATCTTGGTTTCTTTTAACGCACTTCTTAACGTAATCTAATACTTTGTGCTCGTCATTGGTTGCCATGCTAAAAACCTGGGATGTTTTCCAGTCCGTATTGGCTGGCCATTTGTGATTGCTGCGGCTCGGGATCAAAGTAGTTATTAAATGGATTCGAGTTTAAGTCAATCCTTGGTGGCGGTAGCTGTTGAACCGGGACTCTTTCATAGGTGTCTCTACCCCCATAATCAAAAAAGTAATTAAGGGTAGATGTCATCCCTTTAATAATGCCCCCAGATAAAGCTCCGATTCCAAGATCTGCCCCACCAGAAAAGGCAGTTACTGCCCCACCAACTCCAGCCATAGCAGACCCAAAATCATCTACTGCATCAAAAGCATCTAGACCGCCACCTTCTTTTTTTACATTTTCATACTTTAAAGTAGCAGCCATATCACACCATAAAGTTAGGGTTAAACGCCATCATTGGCCGTTGAGCTAACATAGGCCCTTGCCCTAAATTTTGATAAATTTGTGGGTGTTGGAACTGCTGCATAGGCTGCTGCATAGGCTGCTGCATAGGCTGCTGCATCATCTGTTGACCCATCATGGCTGGGTTAGGTAATGACTGGTATCTGTTTTGCAAAACATTTCTTACTGCCCTGCCTGCCGATGCGGGCATTTTTTGTCTTTGTTGGTTAGGCATATTAGGTCTTTGCGGCGGGCGATTGCCTCCCGGCATAGGCCTTTGCATAGGTCTTTGCATTGATCTTTGAGGAGATTGCCCTCTTTGAGGGGCGCTCGAAGGTCTTTGTTGGGATTGACCCATCAAAAGAGCTAATATCTGAGCACCAATCTGAGTTTTATTTTCCTCTGTTAAGCTATCTAAGTCTTCGGGAGACATTTCACTTAACGATGGTTGAGACATGCCAGCCATAACACCCTCCTATTTTTGCAACCAAAAGTTTAGCATTGAATTATTGTTTAAACTTTTATTTCTTTTGCTATTCGACTTAACCGTGGCCCTTAGATCATCAAATGTCAAGACTTTAGGCTCAGCCGCTTTAACTGGTTTTCTGCACTTTAAACAAATACCTCCCGCTACCACAGCGTGTTGGCATTCTCTTTTCTCTTCAACAGGCTGGTACATAACGCTTCCCATGTAGGGAAGCTGTCTACTTGCATAAATTCCAAGCATTAAACAGGTAACCTCATCATCGTGGTACCGCTCGCCAGTAATTGGATCTGTGCCATCCATAGCTTCAGGCAACATCCTAGAACTTTTCTTAACAAAGACTTCAAGTTCTCTTAACGTGTTTGGGTTTTTAACCACACACATGCCTTGTTTAAAAAAAGCAGTAGCAGAGCTAACTGCCTCTGACTTACTTCGGCCAGTCATCCTCCAACCTAAATACTTTGTTGGGGATTCATTTTGTATGTTGTCTGTGTTCTTGCGTCTAAAAATGCGGTGTAGTGGGTAGCACGACCGGAACAGGGCTAATGCTGCCGCTCCACATGAGTTAACCTCTGGTATCTGCCAAGCCATGTTGTAGTAAGCTCCTAAAGCAATGGCTTCAGATGCAGACTCTTCTGGGTAGCATTTTTCTCTAAAGTGAGCGACTTGTGTAAGCTGCTCACCACGTTTATAAACATGAATAACATTGTAGTCGCATTGGGCGCTTTGCCCCTCTGCATAGTCAGATGACACAATGTATTCTTCGCCTGGTATTGGGTCTTCGTATATCTTAATCGGCCCAAAGCTCTCAGGAACAAACGTAAACATATTTGGAGAAACAGTATGCTTCTCTTTGCTAACCTGACTCATCATAGCGTCAGAATCAGGCTCCAGTGCCCTTCTTCCTTGTTTGGTAACTAGCTCACCACGTACCGGGTTAGGCTCTTCCTTTATTCTTTCTGACTGGTTAACGACCTGACTCATGTCAAAGATCGTTAATGTCGAAGACATAAACGCTTCGCGCCAATGTGTAGGGTACTGGTTTTTAAATATCTTAGACTTACCGTCACAACGATCTTGAATAGCCCACCGACGCCACTCAATCCAACCCATTGGGTTTAGCTTTTCAGTCTCAGGCTCTTTGTTCCATCTAGGTACAATGTGGTTTGTTAATAGGTCAAACTCATCATCATCGAGGTTTAATAAAGACGAATACTTTTCTAGGCCAGTGCCATCTTTTCGAGAATGGCACTGCATCCAATCATAAAACAAAGCCTCATTATCTTTAGTAGGCTCTTGCCAGCACTGCTGTTCATCGTCTAGCAAGGAGATAAACACGTGTTCAAACTCAGATCTACCTGCTACAGCTTCTTCCCATAAACGAGAATAAGAATCACCACGACTCTCAGCGGTAGTATCAATCACGATTGCCCCTGTATTTTTACGAACAGTAGGGAACATCTCTTTAATAATTGTGCTTTGATTACGGTACTTTGCAAACTCTGAGAGCAAAAGGTACTGAATTGTAGCACCTGTTCTTGCTAACGGAGTTCTTTCTGTAAAGATCGAAATCGTAGAATTAAGCCCCCCGTATGGCTTAGCGCCACCCCTTTCCCAATTTAAAGTCTCTTGTTCAGGGATATCCCGTCTAAATTCCATGGGTTCTTTAAACGAACGAGAGTTACCCCAACGCTGGGGACGGAGTGATGTGGGGTAGTTGCTATAGAATATGTGGTTTCTTTTGTGGATCTCAGATGCCATATCATCTAACTGAGCACCAACAACTACGTTTGTATTCGGAGTTAAGGAGGCTTGCCTGTAAGCGTCCATAGAAAAGAACGTCGTAGAGCCAATACGACGTGCTTTGCAGACAACAATGCGTAGAAACCCACGACTAAACCACTGTCGGTTTACAGCCTCTGCTATGCGTCTTTGTACACGTCTTAGTTTAACTCTGGCTATAGGGCCTT